GTATGCGAACTTGCAAGAATGCAAAAGCATCTATGGAGGAGAGAACAACCACACACGCTACGCAGCTGGTGCTTGGGGGTCAATTTTTGAATTATTACAAACAATCGAAGAAAATGAAAACAATTAAGAATCTAACACAAGACCAGCGTGAGACGCTTGGTGGTGCAGCTGTGATGGTAGCCGGACTCGCATTCCTTTTCTGGCTTTCTACAACCGTATCAAGACCAGTGATGGACCATCCAACCATCGACCAACAAATATATCATGAGAAGAGCTATGAGTTGCCAGCTTCATTTGATAAGTATGTCAACCATGTGTACAACGACAAATACGGCAACCAATGATATCACCAGAAATATATGACTTCGAGTTCTACAATCCTGGGGATGTGAACTATGTGATGCTCACAGTCTACATGAGAGATGAAGAAACGCACGAGCACATTGCTGAATACGAGCTCAAATTTGGGCAATATTATGACGATTACAAAACAACTAAAAAAGAATACAATGAAAAACTCACTATCAGAGAAACTAAAGAATGCGATGACTACCTCGAAAAAATGCATGAAGAATGCCTCTTCGAGTATGGATACATCGAAGCCATCAATGAGAATGAACTTGGTTGGTTCATTTAACAAGTACCAGGTCGACCGATTCTGGACATCATTCAACCACGATTTATATAACAGAATTTGTGAAATCAAAATGACAGAAATATGAGATTCAAACTAACCTACCACATCGGGCTCGCAGTCGTGCAAGAGTGGATATTCACCAGCAAGTCATTGGCATACTGGAAAAAGATGGACCTAATTGAGACCGGTCGATATAATGATGGCAAATTCAAAGTGACACCGCTATGAAAATACCACAACTGCAAAGAATCAAAACAATTTTTGACATCATGAATGATTGCCAATATCATGACACAAAAGATATAGTCAAAAAAGTCAATGATAAATTGTGTACTAATTATTGCAAGAGCACTATTGAGAAAGATATGGATTTCATGAGAATGAATCTTGATGCAGATGATGAATGGATATCATCAATAAGAGGTGTAAAATTTGAGAATCCTATCGATTTTTTTGAACGTTTAAAAATTTGGCTTGTATGAATCAGCATCGAATCATGAGAGTCATCAAGCTGATGGAATTCCTCAAGCAGAAGCCAAGACCAGTGCAAGCGATGGTCAGATATCTTGGAATCAGTGAGCGTTCAGTTTACAGATATCTAAAGATGTATGAACAGCTCGGCTACCAATTAATCAAAGACAACCACAAAAAATACTTTTTGAAATGACCAAAGAACAAAAACTACTCGCACTCTGTGGGGTGCTTCCAGTGCTCGGTGACTTCATCGAGGACCTCAACGATCAAGGTGTATTCAAGCGAGTCATCAAGCAGAAGGCAAATATGCTGCTTCAAGAGATTCAGCGAGTGGATGCAACCATCCTGGAAGGTGGCAACATGGATATCTTCCAGCAACAAATAGAGATTCAACAATCATTCCGCCAATGGGTGGAGCAAAACTTTTAATTATGAACAAAACAATGCAAGAGATTCTCACTGAAGTGAATGAAGAAATCAAAAAAAATGACCTTTATTTCATTCCTGGTGCCGACAACCGTGCACGTCATAAGGTGTACCAACGATTCTATCTATTCTCATTTCTTCGCACTCATCGACTAACGATGGAGGAGATAGCCAAGATATTTGGAATGGACCATTCAACGGTTGTGTATGGCTTAAAACAAGCGAGTCAAATGAAAAATGACCGACTATTCCTTCGCATCACTGATGACCTACGTCAAAAATTCGAGCAATACACAGCAATGGACTATGCTGTTGACCGAAATATCATGCTTGATGTGCTCCAGTGTGGGTCATTTTGGGAGATGAGAAAGATACAAGATGACATTAAAAAAGGGGTGTATGGTGTGACGCAATGACGCATTCTCTTATCTACCGATTACGAGGGACTTGAGTCAAAACACAAGAGCAAAAAATTTTTGAGAGCGTCATCGTCACGGAAAAACGTCAAGTCGCAGAGAGTCAGCAATTTAAGCCTTGAGATTTGCAAATTTATTGTCACGCATCGTCACGAAACACCCATTTATTGTCACGAAATGCGTATATTTATAGCCCAAAAAACAACATTTTATGAAAGTATCAATCTTCAAATCCCTTTTTAACATCAAAGAAACGCCTTTCGAACTATCCATTCACGAGGTGTACAAACGCATAAAGTTCGGCAATCCCGAGCTCATCAAAAAAATATCAACCATACGATCACTTGAGAAAGCAGACCCCGAACATGACCGCCTCAAGTCGTCACTGAATGCCATCATGTTCAATGGTACCTTCACCGAGCGAAATGACAGCAGCTTGGTCGAGCATTCTGGTCTGTGCATCTTGGACTTCGACCAATATCCAACCAAAAAGAAAATGATGGAGGAACGCAAGCGGCTGATTGCTGACCGCCATGTGATGATGGTGTTCACCTCTCCGAGTGGCAATGGCTTGAAAGCTGTTATCAGAATACCAAAGTCAGACAAGGTTGAGCACAAGCGCAGATTCACTGCATTCGGCAAGTACTTCCAGAGCGAGTACTTCGATACAAAGAACAGCAACGTCAGTCGGGTCTGTTTTGAATCCTATGACCCTGACATCTACTTCAATGAGTTCTGCCAGGTGTTTGAAGGCATAGAGCAAGACCAAGGATTCAGCTACACCGAGCGCACTCCCATCTGCATCCTATCCGATGAGGACAAAATCATCAGCCTCATTGAGCGATTCGACCATGGATGTGAATTCGTGGAAGGCAGTCGCAATGAATTCGTGTTCAAATTGGCAGCTGTACTCTGCGAATATGGCATCTCAAAGGATACAGCAGAGCAGTACATATATACCAAGTATGCTCAAGGCTCCAGCTTCAGCGAGCAAGAGATGGTCACAACAATTCGCTCAGCTTACAAAAAAGCCTCCTACGGCATCAAATACTTCGAGGACAAGGATACATTCCAAAGAGTACGTCAAAAGCTCAAGAGCGGCATCCCAGACGATGATATCAAGAAGCAGCTGAATGTGCGAGAGGATGTCATTGAGGATATCAAAAAAGAGATTCAGACCGGTGATGATATCTTTTGGTCAGTCAATGAGAATGGAAAGATAACAATACAGCCATCCAATTACGCTGAATTCCTGGTCAAGAACGGATTCAACAAATACTATCCAGAGAATGCAGAGAAGCCGACCTTTGTGAGAGTCAAGGAGAACAAGGTCCGAATCTCATCAGCAGAACAAATCAAGGACTTTGTACTGAACTATCTCCAAAGCAAGGGTGAGATGGATGTGTGGAACTACTGCTCCAGAAATGCATTCCTATTCAATGAGAACTTCATCAATATGATTGACAGCATCAACATACTGATGCTTCAAGATAGCAAGGATGCATCTTATATTCCATTCAAGAATGGAGTGGCGAAGATATCCAAGAATAAAGTTGAGCTCAAGAGCTACATTGATGTCGATGGATACATCTGGGAGAATCAAATCATTGAGCGAGATTTCACTCTGCTTGATGACTGCACCAATGACTTTCAAGATTTTGTCAGCAAGGTATCGGCAAATGATAGAGGCAGAATCAATGCGCTTGAGACTACACTTGGCTACCTCATGCACACATTCAAGGACAAGACTGACCAGAAAGCAATCATCTTCAATGACCAAGAAATCGATGACAACCCGAATGGAGGGTCAGGCAAGTCACTCATGCTCGCTGCTCTCGGAAATCTACGCAGAGTGGTCAAGATTGATGGCAAGTCATTCAACCCATCCAAGTCTGATTTCGTTTATCAGCGAGTGAACCTGGATACGCAGATTCTGGCATTCGATGACGTGCGCAAAGCATTCGACTTCGAGCAGCTCTTCAGCCTCATCACCGAGGGTATCACCGTCAATCGCAAGAATAAAGATGAGATATTCATCCCATTCAACCGCTCACCAAAGATTGTCATCACCACCAACTACGTCATCAGTGGTGCCGGCTCTTCTCACGATCGCAGAAGGCACGAGCTGGAGTTCTATCAGTACTTCCATAGCAAGCGCAGCCCACTTGATGAGTATGGTCGATTGTTATTTGACTCCTGGGGTGATGAGGATTGGTTGAAGTTCGACAACTATATGGTCAAGAACCTACAAAAGTATCTCACCAATGGATTGATGAAATCCATCAGCATCAACGCAGATGCCAAGCGACTCATCCAGGCAACGTGCAAGGACTTCTTTGATTGGGTGGAGGAAGGCAACCTCGCTCTCGATGTTTACCACTACAACGGTAGCAAGATTCAAGAATTCACTTCGGAATTCACCTCATTCAAGGAGCTCGAGCCACGCAGATTCCTAAAATGGGTGCAATCATATGCTGACTATAAAGGCTACAACATCACTAAAGGTCGCAATCACAATGGAAGATACTTCCTTCTCGAATCGGGAACTCCCAAACCGACTCCAGAAGATGATGATATTTGGGATGAGTTAAATGAAAAAGCGAAACAATGAAAGTAACCGACAAAATAACAATTACAAACGAGGATAATATGCAGTTAATGGCTCGTTACCCAGACAAGTATTTTGACTTGGCAATAGTCGACCCGCCTTATGGATTAGGATTGGCGACGGTTAGCGTACCAAGTAAAAAAAATACTAATTCACAACAAAAATTTTATAAGGATTTAAAAAATAAAATGTGGGATAATAGTACTCCAAATAAAGAATACTTTGATCAATTGAAGAGAATTTCTAAAAACCAAATTGTGTGGGGAGGGAATTATATGGCAGAGCATTTAGGCAATACCAAATGTATTTTGATTTGGGATAAAATGACATACATTCCAACCATGAGTCAATTTGAATTTGCATTTTGCTCAATGAATAAACACCCACAGTTAATCAAAATTAATTCCAATGATATCAATAGATTACACCCCACACAAAAACCCGTTGCACTTTACAAATGGCTTCTTGATAAGTACGCAAAACAAGGAGACAAAATACTCGACACGCATTTAGGTTCAGGCAGTATCGCCATAGCATGTCACGACTATGGCTTCGAGTTAACCGCTTGCGAACTTGACGCCGAATACTATGAAAAGGCAATCCAAAGAATTAAGAATCACACTAATCAACAAAAATTATTCTGATGACACGACAACACCGACAACTACTCAAAGACCTCCAGCTGAAGCATAAGATGGAGAAATATCCAACCATCCCACCGCACCTGATTGCCCTGGACCAATGGAATGACAACAGCGCAAATGCACTGACCAAGTCAATCATCGCATTCCTTCAGTTCAATGGATGCCAAGCCGAGCGAATCAATACGATGGGAGTCTATCGCAAGAAATACCGCACTGATGGAGTCGCAATCGGTGGGCAGTGGACCAAAGGAACCGGAACACCAGGCTCGGCAGATATCTCCGCCACGATCAAAGGGAGGTCTGTCAAGATTGAGGTAAAATATGGCAAAGATAGACAGTCCGATGCACAGAAAGCATACCAGAAAGCCATTGAAGAGGCTGGTGGTGTGTACGTTATTGCAAGAGATTTTGAAGGATTCTTGAATTTTTATGAGCAATTATGTGAATCAATCAAATAAAAGCGTATATTTACGACTCAAAACAAATATATTATGACTACAAAAAAAGCAGAGCCAATGAACATTTGGCAAAAATTACACGCTGCCAAGCAGCAAATCGGAAAGGTTGCAAAGAATGCAACGAATCCTCATTTCAAGAAGAGCTATGCCGACATCAATGCGCTGCTCACAACGGTGGAGCCTATCCTTCACGAGCATGGGCTGCTACTATTGCAGCCAGTGGTGGGCAATGATGTGGTGACTCGTATCATCGACATCGATTCTGGTGAGGTCATCGAGTCATTCATGAGCCTTCCAGTCATCACAGACCCACAGAAAGTGCTCGCTGCCGTCACTTACTTCAGAAGAGGTACATTGCAGTCACTGCTTTCACTTCAAGCTGTTGACGATGATGGGAATACAGCAGCTGCTGCGCCTCAAGGCAAGCCAACGATCAATGCAGAGCGATTCAAATCAGCACTCGAGGCAATCGAAGCTGGAAAGTATACAGCAGAGCAGTTGGCTTCCAACTACTCGCTAAATGAAGTACAACTCAAAGCTCTCGCACTATGAAATGGCATCCATCGCAAATCGGTAAGCTGATGACCAATGGCAGAGCCAAGGACAGCATCGGTGAAACAGCAAAGAGCTACATCAAGCAGTGTGTAAAGGAGGATTTCTATAACTACACCACAGAACTCAACAACAAATACATATGGAAGGGTAGAGAGCAAGAGCTGGAGTCAATCAACCTCATCAACTCGGTGAGGTTTACCAACTACGTCAAGAATGAAGAGACCATCGAGAATGACTATCTCATCGGCACAGCTGATATCGTCATCGAGCAGCGAGTCATTGATGTCAAAACATCGTGGTCCCTGGATACATTCCCAGCACTTGCTGAAGATGCAATCAATCCACTCTATGAGTGGCAGCTCCGAGCATATATGATGCTTTATGACAAGCCATGTGCAGAGCTGATATACTGCATGGTCACCACCTGGGATGAATTCCTCAACGAATACGAGAATCTCCAGCTCCACAGAGTCGACCACATCAATCCGGAGAAACGAATCACAGCTCTCTGGTATGACAGAGATGAGGACATCGAGGCAAAGATGGTTGCTCGCCTTAAAGAAGCATCCGACCTATATCATGAATACTACGAACAACTAAATAACAAATAAAAATGGAAGAGCTAAAAGCAAAAGGCACCATTCACCATCTCGGTGAAGCCAGACAAGTAAGTGAGAAGATGAACATCAGAGAGTTCGTGCTCTCAATCGGTGACAAATATCCGCAGCTGGTACAATTTCAAGCAATCAATGAGCGAGTGAAGTTCCTGGAGACAGCAAGAGTCGGTCAAGAATGTGAGGTCAAATTCGACTTGAGAGGTCGTGAGTACAATGGCAAGTATTATGTCAGCCTCAATGCTTGGGATATCCGCATCGCAACAACAGCAGCAACATCAAAACCAATCACAGATGAAATCGATGACGATTTACCTTTCTGATGGCGAGAACATTCGGGACTTCATCCACAAAGAGTTGAGGTCCCGACTCTCAAGCAGATACAAGATGACTCACCTGGCTGAAGATATGAATCTAAACTACTACACTGTCAACCGATTTATGCGAGGCAATGGGGTGGGTGATGAGTTCTACATCCAAGCCTTCAACTTCCTGATGAAATGAAGTACTTCATCGCATACATAGGCACCCACAATGACAACCTCGACAAGTTGGTTGCAAGAGTTCACGACCTATTCAACATGATGCCAAACGTCAACACTTGCATTGTGCTAACATTTTCCGATGAGGTACATATCTCTGAGGTGACTGCTGAGGAATTTTACGAACAATATTCAAGCCTGAACTAATGAATCAACAAATCCAAGACCCAATACTTCTCAAAGTACTTGCAAAGTATTATGAGCGCAGTGAGCGAGGCGTCAAGAAATATGGTCGCACATTAGATCGTGATGACCTCAGTTTCCTTGATTGGTTGAATCATCTCCAGGAGGAACTGATGGATGCAACGCTGTACATTGAGAAGTTAAAACAAGAAATATGAAAATCACAATCGAATACGACAACGAGCAAGACGCAATCCAAGCGCTCAGAGCTGGCAACTGGAGTCATGCGATGTGGCAGTTGGACCAAGAAATCAGAAGCATCGTGAAGCATGGGTATATCGGAAACCGACAAGCTCATGATTTGGAGATTGAAGCATATAACAAATGCCGAGAGATGCTGCGAGAAACAATGATTGATAACGACCTAACATTTGACATATGAGCTACAAACAAAACGAGCGCAACGAATACTGTGCAGCAGTCGCAACCATTGCGCTGATTAGCATGGTGTGTATCTATATAACAATTTACGCTATCTTTGAACTATGGAAACACTTCTGATATGTCTTGCCATAGGGTGGCTCATCGCTAAATTCGAGCCACTGCACTGGGTGATTGACTCAATCTTCATGAGATTTGAGGCAAAATTCATGCAGTACGTTCACGCATCATTCGGATGCTGGAAGTGTACCTCATTTTGGACTACTTTAGTCATCACAGGCAACATAGGTCATGCAGCACTCGTCTCAATGGTGGCTTATCTGATTACTCAATGGACACAGGACTAACACAAACCGAACTAGAATACATCGCAACAGTGATTGCAATGGATGATGCGCACCGCTTCAGCAAGAAATCACTCATACCACTCAAGAAAATCAAGGAGCGAGTCGAGGGAAAGCCTGACCGAGAGTGCTTCTGCTCAATGGTGAGGCGCAAAATATGGTACAAGGACTTCATCAATTGGTATGAAAGCATCGCTTGACCGATATATCACCAGGCATTATGCCGAGCTATTTCGATACGCTCGGTTTTTTTGTTCAAAGTACAATCCAAGGCTCAATCCTGATGTCGTCATCAACAACGCATACCTTCACTGCACATCAATCGAGGACCCAGGACCCGACCCTGACGTCAAGGGACTCATGATGAACTCAATCAAGAGACAAGTGATGTGGCAGAACCTGGACACCAATCGACAAGAGCGACTCATTGCAAGTGAAATCACCGTACCTGACCTGATGGTGGATGATACTGACCTACTTGACAAGATAAACATCGAGCAACAATACCATGGATGGAAGTCATGTGTTGACATCTACCGAGATTCACTCACCGACAATGTGAAGATAACAGTTGCCAAGGCATACTTCGATGAGGGGTATACCACTGCACGATCAATGGCGAAGTATTTCAACATCCCACCGACATCGGCACACTACCTCATCGCAGAGATAAAAAACAACCTAAAAACCATACAAAATGAAAATCAAAGACGAATATCGAGGCAAGACAATCGTTAAGAACACCTCGCTCGGAAACAAAACCATCATTGTTGACAACATAGATGTGAGCAAGTACCGATACTATGTTTCCATAGGATTCGGATACCTGTTCGAAAAGGAAGCAGAGACCGCAACAACGCCTGAACCTGTCCGATATGAGGGAATCGAGCAAGATGAGCAAGTCGAAGCACCAGCAGTTGAACCAAAAACAACAAGAAAAAAACCAACAAATGCCAACACCAAGACCAAGCGAAAAAGAGGATGAGTTCCTATCTCGTTGCATGGGCGATGAGAAAGCACTCAATGACTTCCCTGATGAGGCTCAACGCTTCGCAGTTTGTAGCTCACTATGGGAAGAGTCCAAGATGACTGCACTCAGTGGATTCAGACAAGCCTTCGCTGAGGACAGTTACAACGACTATCCTGACTCAGTGCGTAACAATGCCCGAAGAGGTATCGAACTCAACAAGGAACTCGGAAACAAGTGCGCCACTCAGGTGGGCAAGGTCAGAGGGCAGCAACTCGCAAATAAGGAACCAATCTCAGTCGACACGATCAAGCGGATGTATTCCTATCTGAGCAGAGCAGAGGTCTACTATGACAACGCTGCTCCTGAGGATTGCGGATACGTTAGCTTCCTTCTATGGGGTGGCAAGACAGGCAAGGATTGGGCAGAATCTAAACTCAAAGGACTAAATCTGATATAATGGGGAGACCTAAGAACATAGAAACACCGGATGATATGTGGCAATTGTTCCTGGAGTACCGCAAATGGTGCAAGGACAATCCAAGATATCTATATCAGTTATCCAACAAGACAGGTGAAGCTGTTCCTGTACCGCTTGAGAGACCTCTCACTGTGGTCGGATTTAGAGCATTTGCAGCTGATAAACACAAAAGTGTGGAGGATTATTTTGCGAATACGGATGGGAGATATTCAGCGTATACCACAATCTGTCGCACGATAGAGGCAAACATCAAGCAAGACCAAATCGAGGGAGGTATGGCTGGACAATACAACCCATCCATCACTCAACGTCTAAATGGATTGACTGAGAAAACTGACATCACTTCAGGAGGGCAGAGCATCTCTGAGGTGAAAGTAAATATCATTAGACCTACTGAATAGATATATTTAGTATCTTAGTGGTCAAATTGTCTATATAGGAGAAAAACCTGTATAGCATCCCTATTGCCTAAATTTTGCGTATGGCTGCAATCACAATAGACAGCACTGTCATCTTCGAAAAAAACTACCTGGCACTGGATGACCCAAGCATCAGGTTCATCATCAACGAGGGTGGCTCACGATCCAGTAAGACCTACTCCTTGTGTCAGATGATTATCGTATACTGCATCCAACATCCCAACAAGGTGGTGAGTGTGGTGCGTAAGACGTTCCCGGCTCTCAGGGCAACAGTGATGCGTGACTTCTTTGAAATCATGAAGGCGATGGAGATATACGATGTGCAGAGCCACAACAAGTCAGAACACATCTACACCTTCCCCAATGGCAGCATCGTGGAGTTCTTTAGCGTGGATGATGAGCAGAAGATTCGTGGTCGAAAGAGGGACATCGGTTGGTGTAATGAAGCCAATGAATTGTGGTTCGAGGACTTCCAACAGCTGAACATGAGAACCGAGCAGAAACTCATCTTCGACTACAACCCGAGTGAGTCATCATCCTGGCTCTATGAGTTACCGATGGAGGAGTCGGTGGTCATCAAGTCAACGTACAAGGACAACCCATTTCTGCCTGATAGCATCAAGCGCCAAATCGAGGACCTCAAGAGAACTGATGAAGCACTGTATCAAATCTATGCGCTCGGTGAGAAAGCAATCAGCAAGTCGAACATCTACTCGAATTGGACCTTTGTCAAGCATCGCCCGGCTCGATTCGTCAACTACGTCTATGGGATTGACTTCGGGTACAATCACCCCACAGCATTGGTGAGGGTATACTATTGCGACAACGATATCTACATCGAGCCTGTCATCTATGAGTCGTATCTGACCACCACCAACCTGATTGCTCGAATGGATGAGATGGGCATTGAGAAGTACATCACGATTGTGGCTGACTACGCTCGACCTGAAATCATTGCCGAGATGAACAACGCTGGATACGATGTGCAGAACGCCAACAAGGTGGTCAAGAAAGGCATCGACAACATCAAGACCTTCGGAGTGTGGTGCCAGGATGACCCGAGAATCAAAAAAGAATACGAGAACTACAAATGGAAGAAAGTTGGTGACCTCATCATGGATGAACCGGTGAAGCTGTACGATGATGCCATGGATGCCATCCGATATGCCACCACTCACATTCGTCAGGAGTATTACACCGATGACTCATACTTCGCCTTCTAAACACTTGACATCAAATCTGCAACATAAAAGAAAAAACCATGGGAACAAATCTAATGGGCGAGCTTGTCGCCAATCTTGGAACGTACATCGTAAATAACACAACAGAGGCAACCAAAACCATCGATGCTATCGTGGTGCTTCAAGACACTGTCTTCACATCCATCAAGGTAGCTGGCACAGACGTCAAGTCGACATACATCGCAGCGACAGGAACTGCCGTCAAAGCTGGTGCAATCATCACCCCGATCAACAATCTTCAATTCAGTGGTGTGCAGTTGGCGAGTGGTTCTGTGGCGTTAGTTCTTGGGTAATGTATTTTTATAGTTTATACAACGCCCAGTTCCGCATTCTGAATGGGAGTAATGGAGGTGGTGCATCGCCTGCCAATACGATTGCTCCTGTAATCAGCGGAAGCACTTCCCTTGGTAGTGTCTTGAGCTCTACGACGGGAACATGGACAGGGGACACTCCGATAACATATGCTTATCAATGGCTCCGTAATGGTTCACCAATCTCAGGCGCAACCTCATCAACATACACCATTGTTGCGGCAGATTCAGCTGCAAGCATCACTTGCGTTGTGACTGCGACCAACCTATTTGGCTCGGGTGCTGCGACATCAAACACAATCACAGTGCAAACATTCACAGCCCCTGTGAACACCATTGCTCCTGTGGTCAGTGGTTCAGGTGTAGTAGGTCAAACATTGACGACAACCAACGGCACATGGACAGCAAATCCTTCATCTATCACATACGCCTACCAATGGCAGCGTAACGGCTCACCGATTGTTGGGGCTACGTCGTCTACTTATGTTTTGCTTTATGCAGATAGGGGCGCAAATGTTCGTTGTGTTGTGACGGCTACCAATGTAATTGGTTCAACAGATGCCAACTCAAATGCCATTGCAGTTGCTGCCTTCGACACCGATTACCAAGCAGTTTTAGATAGGGCTACCTCACTTGGCTACACATTGCCAACGGATAGCGTTAAAGTGAAGCAAAACACATTGCTCACCACGATGAAAACCGATGGAGTTTGGGCGAAGCTGGATGTGTTCTATGTATTCGCGCAAGATGGTGGTTCGGCATTTGGAACACTCAACTGGAAGAACCCTAACGCTAATCAATCAACTCTTGTAAACTCGCCTACATTTGTAAATAATGGAGGTTTTCAAGGTAACGGAACAAGTAGCTACATAGACACGAACTTCAACTCCGCAACACAAGGTGTTCAGTATACGCAAAACAATGCTTCACGCTATTTCTTTACTCACGCAATTAGTGCAACCGCTACAAGGTTTGACGGCAATTCTATATCAAACAGGAATACGATGCTTCGAGCATCCAGCTCTGGTCAAAG